TTCATTTCTGATCCAACCTATTGTGGTAAGCATCCCAGATGTCTTCATTATATACAAAGAGGTGTTTCCACTATGTATACTATGACGTTTATCTCAAATCAGTCAGGTTTCTTTCATCAATCACTTTACTCTCCTCGCTAGATATAAAGTCTATACTCTCCATATACTGGGTAAAATACTTTATTTCATATAATTATTCAACACAGCTAAGGTGATCGCACCTATCATCAATGGTGCATCCCAATCAGGCTTACTCGCCTGACCCCAACCCAATGTGAAATATACACTCAGAAATACTCCAATCGTACGCAACAATGCCTCATATCGAACATCCATCTTTACTCTATAATAAGATTAATAATCTCCGGACCCTCAAACATAGCATCAGGTAACCCTTCATCAAATACATCCCCATGAGTATCACACAACATACAAAACTCCCCAATTCCATGCATATGTTCAGGTTGCACCTTCTTCGGCTTTGGAACCTTCTTCACCCTCTTAACCTTATCAGGCTTGGGAGCCCTCTCCCCGTGCATTCTACAATACGCACTCCCTGGAGCAGCCTTATTCCGACATGGGGTCCCCTTACCAGTAACACCTTGACAAGTTGCCGTCGGTGTAGGCTGTAAAGACAGCACAATCTGACGGAGTTCACGGAGTTCTGCAAGTATTTCTTCCATTTGTCTTGAAAATTGAGGTATCGATAAGCTTACTTAGGTTGTGTGCTACGTATAAAGACAAAAACCTTTGAGAAATTAAGATATGGAACAATATTCTTGGGAAAACTTCTCGAAACAGTTTAGTCATCTATCAGGTGTCATAGGTATTTATGATTTTACCCTCACAGAAATAGAAAGTACAGATCCTATAGAAAAGTCGTTCCGATCATACACCGATGTATTTAACAATCAAGATCAAAAGGTTTCATATCTCATCAAAATATCAGATACAACTGCATCCATCTCCGAGTCTAAATTCATGAAATTTGTGTCACCCATCACACAAAATAGAGTAAATGTTGAACGTTGTATGTTACGCATTCAAACAAATCCTTGGAGACATTCATGTCACTTTGATACTTATGATCAGACAGTCATAATGTTAGATGGTGTAAAAAAATGGTTACTCTTTCGTCTTGTATATAGTGATATCAACGAAGAAAGGCAATTCATACAAAAAGTCAATGGACTAGCATTCGAAAAACTTGAAGAACTTTTAAAGTCTATGAAAGTCGTGTACATCGTAAAAACATCTAAACCTGGAGATGAATTTTTTATACCAGCGGGGATGTATCACGCCGTCGAGAATGAGAACTATGGGAAGGGTACAATATTCGTAAATGTAGTTCATAACGGTTTCAGTGAAATACTCGATAAAAGGTTCACACAAATCTGGCCATCAATGGCTCAAAAGTGTGAGAACCAAGTTTTTTATTAAAATGTTTGTATATTATAGATAATGGTAAAACCAGCCGTAGTAGTTATATTAATTTCATTAATGTTATTAGTTTTATGCTCTGCCTCATTTTCTGTAGGTGCTTATGTTAATAATCAATCACCGGGTGAAGACAAAGACAAAGACAAAGACAAAGACAAAGACAAAGACAAAGACAAAGACAAAGACAAAGACAAAGACAAAGACAAAGACAAAGACAAAGACAAAGACAAAGACAAAGACAAAGACAAACACGAAGACGAAGACGAAGACAAAGACGAAGTGGTTGTGGAGCGCGAAACACAAGGAACCAAACCGCGGAAGTCACCAGCGGTGAAACCAGCGGTGAAACCAGCGGTGAAACCAGTGGCGAAACCAGTGGCGAAACCGGTGGTGAAACCGACAGCGAAACCGGTAGTGAAACAGGCGGCGAGAGTGGCGAGAGCGAAACCGTCGGCGAGCGCGATGATGGAGGCGAGAATGGCGAGAGCGGAGAAAGCGGAGTTGGAGGCGAGGCTGGCGGAGGTGGAGGCGAGGGCAGCGAAACCGGTGGCGAGCGCGGCGAGAGCCGCGGCTTTAGCCAAGGCGCGAGTCAAACGAAGTACCGCGGCTAAAGCCAAAGCCAAAGCCAAGGCGGATAAAGTTCTCCCTTGTAGAGGTAGTTGGGGTCGCGAGATCGGTGTTGCTCGTTGGGGTAAGAATATATGGAGTGCATGTAGTAAGCCATGTGGTGGTGGTGTCAAAACTCAAACATGGAGAACAACACGGCAGCCACAAAATGGTGGAACAGCTTGTCCTAGTACAACAACAAGAAGTCAAGAATGTAACACAAGTGCGTGTCCTACAGGTGTGACACAAACACAAGAACCAGTAGCACCAGTAGCACCTACACCTACAGTGGATACCACAGCATATGAACTTAGGGATAAATCTACATTCCCTTCATCTGTACAATCCAAAATCACTACATATGGAGCTCTAGGAACATATGATAGGTGTATGGGAAATAAGAAGAGTCCGTACCCGAAAATATGTGGAAAAACTATCGGATTTACAGCCAAGAATGCATCACCAAATATATATAGTTTGTACGAGGACGAATGGGACGATGGGATACGGGAGAGGACTATTGCCCAGCATTGGGTGGCAAATGATAATGGTGTAAATTGCAGAGATTTATTTACTTATGAACTTGATCAACACAAACAACCCGAGGGTTTTGACGGTGAAAATGTTGAAGTATGGAGAGTCTCTGCCGCAAATATGTACAAAACTGATATGCCAGGTGCTGCTAATTTGGGTAAAGACCTATATTGTCCACCGTTATATTACAAGGTGGTAACCTAAATTAACATAAAAAGGAACTACACAAATTTGGCCATCAATGGCTCAAAAGTGCGAAAACCAAGTTTTTTATTAAAATGTTTGTACTTACTCACTAACAAATACTTTGTAAATGTCTTCGGCTCATATATATTCTCTATAGGACTTTTCATAATGTAATCAATATCCACCCATGTCATGCGTAGTATTAAATCAAGTAACTCACATGAAATGTCTGGATGCTTCAAAATCGTATACTCATATCGATTCTGAACAACCTCTAAACATTTGAGAATGATGTCACCATACTCTTCCATAAGTTCATCAAACATCTGTATCACAAGACTTTTGTAAGTCTCTTCCTGCTTCTCCCGATACCAACGTTTCTTCAATTTTGTAATCCCCTTAAAACACATAGAAGCCCTACACATCGGACACGTCGACTTTCCCTTCATGTACCACGTCTTCGTACATTCATGACAAAGGTTGTGACCACAAGTGAAATGACATCGCGCCTCACTTTCGTAACACACTGGACACTCCATGGAATCGGCAAGTCAAATTATTCTTACAACGAGTTCCCTTTTGGGTGGTGTAGGGGCAAGGGAGAGCCTTGAACTTTTCGTTCTCAATTCAGAGGAGTTCGTTCTCCGCAATGAGGGCGAGGTATTCTAACATTTTTTATCTATTGAGTTTTACTTAGGCTTATATTTACACTTATACAAAATTAATTATTTTCTTATATTATATTAAATGTCTAGACCTATACAAATAGTTATACTGGAAGCATTGATTATCGGGATCATGAATGCTGTACTCATCCTGTTGGTGAGTAAACTTAACCTCAAGGTCGATACCCCAATACTCTACCTGATCGCTGGCGCTCTGATACATCTCATATTCGAATACACGGGTGGAAACAAGTGGTGGTGCACCCAAACTTATAAGTTGTAATGCACCCTCAGATAATTCTGCCGTTCCCTAAAATCATCAATTTCAATCTCCAAGTTCCTCTTCAACTCCATCGCTTCGTTCGTTTTTGTATCGATGCGATGATTTTCGAGCATCTTATAATCTTCGTATATCTTCTTCTCAAACTTCTTACTCGTGAGCTCCTTACGGTCCTCTCGGGACAAATAAGCCCACTCTGTAATTCTGACGTAATTCTCAAAGGTTGCTTCACTTGAATCAATATCTTCAAAAATGTTGAGATCGAAAATTGGGGTAAATGCGGTAAAGTGTCGCATAGCAGCTTCTCTGACCTTCTTCGTCATGCGTTGAATAGGTTTCGAAATTTTGATCATATCTTTAGCCACCTTCAAGTCAGCCAAGAGTCGCCGAAGACACTCTTCGTTCTGTGACCACTCATCATACCACTCTGGACGCCAAGCCTCATCATCACTATCACTATCGACGGGATCATTCACAATTCGATGAATAGCTAATTCACCTGGTTGAACCACTTGAAAGGGGACACGGCGATTGTCCCTTACAGGTGGGTCGTTATTTTTGGGTATGTTGTCGTGCACTTGCTTGAGGTTGTCACACATCTCCAAGTAGGTTCCCTCGGGGATAATCTTCGAAATGTCATCCAGGGATTGCATGAGATTTCGAAGATTATCCATTTTAACATATATTTCACATTTTACAAGGTTTACTTAGGTTACTTGTAGCCAAGATCTTTACAACGACCCATACTGTAAGGGTTGTCGATTACTTTCTTATCGGCGAGACTGTAGAATTTTCCAGTATCACCCTGCATAATACCGGCGTAACTGTCTTGAACCATCAGAATGTAGTCGTGCTCTTGCAATGGGTCGTCGAAACTGTGAATCTCTTCGAAACCCTCATTATCATATGCACACGCCCGTTTATTATACTTACAAGCTCGTTTTTGTTGAGTCATTGGTTTCTTCACCATTTTATCGTATCCAAGAATGTCACCATCCATTCGAACTAATCCATCGTATTTAGCTTTCTCTTTCCACGCAAAATTATGACTACCACGCCTGTCACGACCAGTAATTGACAAGACATTTACTCTCGTTTTCTTGTCGGTACCATAAGAAATCTTGACATTACCCTTTTGAACAACCTGACCGTTTGTATTAAAGCTTTTTTTACCGGAGAAAGCTATTGTTGGTAATATATTTTTAAGATCAACGTTATTCCAGGATACATCCTTACAACCCTTCTTAAGAATTTGAAGTTCTTTAGCCTTTCGCTCCAATTCAAGTTGTTTTTGTCTTTCCTCTTCAACCTTCTTTGCCTTTTCTATTTTAGCAAGATCAGCTTTCTTAGCAGCCTCAGCCGCTGCTCTTGCTTCTTCTGCCAATTTATCTTGAAGAGCCTTGACCTTAGCTGCGACTGCTGCTGCCTCTTCCTCTGCTTTCTTTTTAGCTTCAGCAAACGCTAACAATTCAGCTGCTGCTGCAGCCGCTGCTGCAGCTGCGACTTTCTCCGCTTTAATCCTGGTGGCTTCATCCTTCGCGTTCTTCACCGCTTCTGCCGCCTCCGCCGCCGCCTTATCCGCGGCATCTTTCGCTGCTATAGCTTTAGCTGCTGCCTCTTCAACTGCTTTCTTGTCCGCCTCAGCCTTCCGCTTGATTTTGGATAAGTCTCTTCCAGTTTGTTCTGCTGCTGCAGCCTTCTCACCAGCTGTAACAACTCTTTTAGTCTCTTCACGTTGAGCTTCGGCCGTGATTATTTTAACTTTTTCCTTTTCCTCTAACAGTTGTTCGATTTCCTTATCAAATGAAGGAGGCTTCTCAATGACTTCAATGACTTCAATGACTTCATCTTTTTCATCGCTCCCACCTGCAATGTTAACCTGTGCTGTTGCAGAACCAGATGAAACTTCCTCCTCCTCTTCCTCTTCCTCTTCCTCTTCCTCTTCCTGGGTATCAGGGGTAGACATAGATTCTGTTTCTGTTTCTGTGGTAGATTGATAATATATAAATCCACCGATAGCTAATACTATTAATAGTAATGAACATAACATCAATAGAACAATGCCGACCATCTACTATTAATTAATATTTTTTTTACATAGTATCCAATCGATCGTCGGAATCTTCGAGCCAATCAAGTCTTTTCTCTAAAGATGTACGATACTTGAACCGGAAGTCATTCTCAACATCTATATATGCTTTGCACATCGAACGGAAATCATTTTCGGGAAAGTCTATTTCAACTTCATCACTACCAAGGCCGTGCATGTAGTGGTAATGTTTAATAACCTTTTCGCGAATCTTCTTGGTAATACGCTTGATCGGTTGTGCATCTACCAGTTCCTTTTGGAGATATGTCATTTGCCCCTGAATGAAATCACTGTCCACATTCAAAGCTTTGTCGAAGTAATAGTCATGAAAATAATGAAAGGTTTCTTCGGATGGACCAATAGGGTGGATTCGAAAGTCTTCATAGTCAAAGAAATACACAGGATCTGCCCTCTTGTTATACGCATTCTTCAGATGTTTACATAGTTCAAGATACTCCCCTTCAGGCAAACTAGTCGAGTGTTTGTCAATTATTTGCATTGCCTGAAGCAAATCATCCATACTTAAACTTATTGACATTGATTTGTTTAATTAACTTACTGGATAATGATTAATGGTTAAAAAATTAAACTCTCCAATGTATAAGGATGGCTGGGCGTTTCGATATAGTCGTTACTGGTATACAGGACATATACCTGACAGGTAATCCACAAATGTCTTATTTTCTGAATCGCTTCAAGAGACATACAAAATTCACGACACAGGTATTTGAGATGCCATTCAATGGCGTTCCTGAAAGAGGAAATGTATTAATAGCCCCCATTTCTACAACATCCGGTGATATGATATCAAATATGACATTGAAAATATTCGTGGATAGAAACAAAACGTCTAATGTATACGATTCATTCATAAAATCCACTATAGACTATGTAGACCTTTTCATAGGAAAGCAACATATCGACCGACTAACATCTGACTATATCATGATGTACCGTAAATTGCGATCAAATGAAAAAAACGACTTGAATATATTGTACAGGGATTCGTACAATATATATTCACACTTTTCTTCGAGTATACCCCTTTACCTAGATTTACCTTTCTACTTTTACAAAAATCCACATTTAGCAATACCGGTGTGTGCCATGTATAAACATTCTTTAGAAGTTCATGTCAAGATGAAAGACCCTATAGTGTTTCAAGATGAATATATGCCTACAAATTATTCTGAAGACCTAAAAATTGCAAAAATTTCATTGAATGTCGACTATCATCATCTCATGGATATCGAGAGAGACTTTTTCAAGACAAGACCTTTGGAATATATCATAACACAAACACAGAAAGTTGTAAAAGATATAGATTCTAATGATATCGACAAAGAACACACGTTTATGTGTGGATTGAAGAATCCTGTACGCGAGTTTATGTTTTTTCTTCAACACAATGCTTGGGAGAATTTAACAAATAGAGGAAATATAAATGAAGAACTAGACTATGCAAATTTCAAAATTAATAACGAGACCCTATTCACGGGTGAACATCTAGAGTTATCTTCTGAACAATTCCTGAAACGATACAAATCTCCAAGTGATATAGTTGAAGAAGAACTTATATGGCACAGAGATCCTAGATTCTATAATCAAACGTTTATTCCACTGAATGATATCCTATCACTCGACGCGGTTCGTAATTTACCCGGACAAGGTGGTGGAAGTAAAACCACATTGGGCTGGTTTAAAACATTCAAGGTGAAAAATGGTTTATTCTATGTGTATTCACTTGGAATGGATGCATCGAATGGGGAACCGTCTGGGCAACTAAATATGAGTCGTATTATTCACCAACAGTTTACGTTTAAATTTAAAACACCAGATCCAAATTCTATATATTCGGTGTGGAATAACCTATATAGATCTACACTTAGTTTGTATGCAGTGAACTATAATATCATCGTGTTTAATGATGGGTTATGCGGCTTAAAATATTAATGTGTCAATATAATAATGGCAGCCAGGTTAGATTTGGTGACATATGGTGAAAATGACAAGTATCTAACCTCAAACCCGGAAACAACATTCTTTCATAAACAGGTAACTAAACGTCCCAACTTCTCTATTAACTATTCAGAGTTGGATACACAGAAAGAAAATATAGGGTTTGGAAAAACCATTAGGTTCAAAATACCACAGAATATAGGTGACTTGCTCAAAAGTGTCACACTTAAAATAAAAGCCGATGACATACCAGACCAATGGAACCTTTATTATCAAGATGGGGCTGGTGTAGGTGTCATAGAATACGCAGACCTCATTATTGGTGGCACAGTGATTGAACGTGTGGACTCGAATTATATCACAATAGAGAAAACGTACTTTAACAATTCGAGACAGCAAGAGAGTGTCGAAAATTTAACTGGAATAATTCCACAAACG